CCGTGAGACAGTCCCGCCGCGGCACCAGCACCCTCCTGCGCGTCGGTCGACGGTTCCCAACGCATCACCACCAGATCCTCGGGGGACAGGCCATCTGTGTCGTCGTCGGAGTCGTCCCACACATCGCGTGTCGAACGGCGGAGCACCGGGTGCCTGCCGACACCGTCGCCGCACTCACGGACCTCCTGTCGGGCCGAGTCGAGGTGCCGGCAGCCGGGACAGTCGACGACCGACGCCTCCCACACCGGATCCGACAACTCTCGGCCGTCGTCTCCGACCCAGTCTCCCGGCTTCGTCCCGCACGCATGACAAGTGACGGCCGTGTCAATGCGACGCCACCGCTCAAACGCGACAGCGAGCGCCACATCGCCCGGCAGCCACGACCCGTCACCGCCGCCGCACACAACAGAGTGCGGGAGGCGGTAGATGCGGCAGAGCTCCAGCTCCTCGAGGAGTGCCGGGTCTGCCGTCAGGCTTCCGGGTCTGGTACCCGGGCCCGTGTCGCCTGGACGGACAAAGCGGACCCGAGCAGATCCGAGTATTCGACGTCGTTGAGCATGTCGGAGCCGAGGAACTCGGACCACTGTTCGGCGGTCCACAGTGGTGTCGTGCACACTGCGGCGAGGAACCGTGGCGGGAATACGTCGGGGTTGTTGTCGAGCGGCTGGACGCGGTGCGCCGGGACTCCGGCGTCGACTTGTGCCTGTCTGTGCTCCGCTTTCTGGTCTTTCGACGGTTTGCATTCCGGGTCGAGTCGGAGATCGCGGAACTCGACTCGGCCCATCGCAGCGAACGTGCAGGTGAGGAGGTCGCCGGTCTCTTCGTCGAGGACGAGCGTGTACGTCGCGGTTCGGCGGCGTTTCCGTGCGATGACGTCGGCGGGGTCTGGGGTTGGGGTTGCCGCGGGCATCAGGGGACGACAGCGACCTTCGACGGGTCGGCGGTGACCGACATCGCGACAACGAACTTCTTCGCCTCGTTCGCTGAGGTGATCTGCGAGTCGTTGACCGCGGAGACGCGGACCGGCCACACCTCGCAGCGGCGGCCGGCGGTCTGACCGTACGGCATGATGATGATGTAGCCGACGGTTCCCTCGGCGAGAGCGGTGCGGATCGTGGCCGACGCGTCGTCGTCGTAGAACGTCATCGAGGCGGCGGACGCGGCCCGTCTGCCGGGGATCATGCCGTCGAAGCTGGTGCCGACGTCGGGGACGCTGATGTCGGAGGGAGCGGTCTCGAAGCCGCTCATCTCGACGAGCCCGGCGAGGGTCGTCGACGCGGCGACGGTGAGCACGGTCCCGGCGGTGATCTCGGGCCCGGATGGTGCAGCGAGTGACGCGACAGCGGGCGCAATCACGACCTTGGTTTTGTTGGATGGGTGGAATCGGGCCATTGGTCAGTCCTCCTCGGACGATGGGGAGTCCGGGGACGGGGTGCCCGGGGTCGGTGTGGCGGCGCCCTTGCGGGCGGCGGGCTTCGGCTTCTCGGCGACGGGTGGGTCCTCGACCTCGTCGACCTCGACGTCGGCGACCTCGGTGACCTCGACCTCGTCCCCGGTGTCGGTGTCGGTGTCGGTGACGGGCTGCGGTGGCAGGTGCGCCACCGGCGACGTGTCTGACGACTCAACCGGGACACCGGCTGCGTCGACGACGAGGACCCACCCGCGCGCCTCATAGAGCGGGAGCTGGTCGAGAGACGCAACAGACGCGTCCACGGTGATGTCAGGGTGCCGGACGGTGTAACCCATCAGACCCGCCACACCGCGACGGTCACGGTCGTGACCCCCGAGTATGTGACGGCGACGAGACCGTCGGCTGCCGCCGCCCACCGATTCGCGTTGAACGGCCCGAACCGTTTCGTCGCGGCGGCTGCGACAGCGACAGCGACGTTGTCGTCGGACCCGTAGTTTGATGGCGTGACGTTGTCGAACGTGACGGTGATGCTGCTGCCGCCGCCGTTCGTGATCTCGAACCACGTGTTGTCGCCGGGAGCGAACTTGTCGCCGCCGCCCGCGGCCGAGGCGGTCGTCGGCACGACGCCCGCGAGCGTCACCTGCTGGACGGTGAGAGTTGCCATGCCGACACGGTCACGGCGGCGACGACAACGTCGCGGGATGCACGCCCCCGGGTCACAGCGCGCAGAGCGTCAACGCGACACGGGCCATCGCGTTGAAAACACCCGGCTCCTGGTCGATGCCACCGTCGACGTCCATCCGCCGATCCGTGACCGCGACCTCGTCACCAGACCCGAGCGGGTTGACGAACCCGCCCGCCGGTGACCGTGCAAGCAGCGCGGTGACGGCACGATCGCACACGTTACGGGCCGCGCGCCGCGTCGCCCCGACACCGGTCACCTGGTACACGACGACCGTCATGTCGTCCGGCGACATGACAGTCCCATACGACGCCGACCCGGCGACCTCCTCCACCACCAGGTACGGGGCCGCCGCACCTGTGGCCGTCACGCCCGGATCAGACGACGGGTCACCGGTCCCGTCACCAACCCACACATCACACGTCGCTGCGAGGAGATCGACGACAGCGTCGGTGACCGGGCCACGCGGCGGGGGTGCAGCGGTCACGGGAGCGGCACCCACTCCATACCGACCCGCTCAACAGCGGGCGGGTACAAGCGTTCCAGATCGGCGAGCGCCCGCGTGTAGTGCGGGAACGGCGGCTGGTTGTAGCTGCGGCCCAGCGAGTCGACGCCCCGGAACCCGAACTCTAGGCGTGCCGCCTGCGGTGAGTCAGACCCGACAATCGCAGCCGACGTCCCGGTCGACATCTCGGTCTCGTAGCGGATCTTGATGCTGTCCCGGTAGGCGCCGGTGATGACGTTCGGGCCCGGCCGACCCGACGCGTACGCGCGCGTCCTCGCGAGGAGGATCGCCCCGTAGTGCTTCGTGACCTTCTCGGGCCGCACCTTCAAGACGGCGGCGGCGAGCTTGCCGGCGTAGGCGACAGCCTGCGACGTGTCGACCGACGGGCGGAGCCCGCCACCCTGCCGGAACGCGTCGAGGACACCCATCAGGACACGCGCCGGGCGTCAGTGTGACGGACCAACGACAGGCGCCGCAGCGAGCTGTAGCTGTGCGCGGTCGAGGACGCCGCGTCGAACACGGCACCGGTCAGCGCCGGGTCAGCGGACCGCACGACCGTCACCCGGCACCCCGCGACAGCGTCGACGACGCGGAGCGGAACCAAAAGACTGTAGTCGTCGGAGGCACGGTTCCGGCCCCCCGCCACCGACGTCTCGTTGTCGGATGACCGCGTGGCGGCAACAAGCCCCGGCCCGTAATAGACACGGGTCGCGGTGACGGCCGCCTCAATGCTGCCCGGCGCAGTGACCGGGCCGCTGAGCGACTCGACGACGACGACGTCGGTGAGTATCCGTTCGGCGGACCGCCGCTGCCGTGCCCGTCCCTGGTCGGTGACGGGCACTAGCCGGCGTCCCGGAGGAGTCCGACGACGACGTCGAGGACAGCGCCGCACGGGCCACGCGTCATGTCGCCCATCATTGCCTCGTCCCACACGAGATCGGGGTCGAGGCCCTCGACAAGATCAACAACTTCGCTGACCCCACCCCCGGGGGTGGTGCAGCGGATGATGCCCTCGCCTTCAATGTCGGCGCCGCCGATCATGTGGAGCGAGAGGGTGGTGGGCTGCCCTGGGCGGACGCTGAGGTCCGATCCCGCGGTGAGTGCCGTCACGTCGTCGCCGTTGACGAGGAGATGGCCCTCGCCGAGAGGTCCGACGTGGATGGAGAAGTGGGCGGCCACACGGCCACGGTCACGGTGATCGCTGCCGGTGGCGGGGATGCAGCAGCTACCGGCGGCGGAGCGTCCGGCGTGCCCTCACCGCTTTCGTCGCTTGCGCCCGCCGGACCCGCGGGCGCGCCCGGACCGTCGGGCCCGGGCCCGGTAGCGGGTTGGCGGCGTCGTCGAACGGCAACCCGAGCGGGACCGCCTTCTTCGCGCGGCGCGCCGAGTCGATGTCGGGACGCGGCCGAAACGACCGCTGACAGCGCGGGTGCGCGAGCGGGTGCGCCGCCGCGAACTCTGTCTCGACGATGGCGCCGTTAGCGGCCCCGCCGACGGTGTGCGTAACCCAGTTACAGCCGGGCCCGTCGAACGTCTCCACCCACCCGGCACCTACCGCCACCGCGACATCCAATGTCGCCTGGTTGAACGCGAGAGCCGACCTGGTCCTGGTCAGCATGTCGCCGTGATCCGCGACGCTCCGATAGGACCCGTCGCGGTAGCGGACGAGCCCGATCGGGTGACGGAGCAGATCCGACAACTCAGCGGGAGACAGGTCCGCCACCTCGCCCGGAGACAGGACCGGCAACCCGTCCGGCACGACGAACCCGGCGGCGCCACGCCGCAGACCAGACCCGACCGCCGCCACGTCGTCGACGTGACCCGCGACAATCGCAGAGATCTCCGCCTCCCACATGTCCGCGAGCAGCGGGACACCCGTCACGCCCCCCGCAATCTGGACGCCACGCAAATAGACGTCTGCGAGCTCGCTGGCAGCCCACCTCGCGGCCCGCTGCTCTAGGCGTCGCGTGGCGTCGCGCACGGCGACGGTGACGTCTCGGGCAGCGCCACGCCTGCGACCCGAGAACAGTCGGGCGACTGCCCTGTCTATCGTCGCTGATGCGTCGTCCCAGTCGTCGACGTGGCGTTGCGCGGCGGCGGCGACGCTACGCGGCTGCGGCACCGGTCACCGCCGGGCCCCTGCGGCTCGCCGGAACCTGGTGACGTGCACCTCACGGAGCCCGGTGCCGTCGCCGACGATCCCCTCGAGTTGCCCGATGCTGCGGTCGAGGTGCGCGAGGTTCCCGGTCGTGTCCTCGGTGTAGTCGCCGCCGAGTGACATGCGTGCCGGGTCACGGACGAAGTCGGCCCGGATCTGGCGGCAGACTTCGAGGGCGACTGCTTCGGCGGTGTGGAGCCGCGCGCGGCGGGCTGCGAGGTCCGCGGCCCCGAACGGGTCGCCGTCGACCTCGCCGACGGCGGACCCGCACCATTGGCGGATGACTGCGAGGTCGTCTGCTGTGACCGCGGCGGCGGTCACAGCGCGTCCGGGCCGAGCCCGAAGATGTCGACCTCGACGACCTCGTCGACCTCGACGGCGGGCGGTGTGTCCTCGGCGACGGTCACCTTCGCGCGACGCCGACGACTCACCCGCGCCGCCGCCACCGGCACCGGTTCCACGGCAACGGCGGCGGCGCCGCGGGTCCACCCACTGACGGAACGAACCTGATTCTCGGACACGACTACCTACTCCTCCGGTCAGGGGGTGACGTCGAAGATCCCGAGCCGGTCCGGGTCCGTCAGCACCGGGAGACAGATCCCCGTCACCTTCGTCCACGTCGTCACCGGATCGAAAGACCTCATGCTCACGGCGGTGAGGCCGGCAGCCCCGTCGATCAGCATCGCCTGAGCGTCGACGAGCTCGAGCGCCTCGGCGGTGATGCCCCACGCCGTGAACCCCAGCTCCGACGGATCGCGAGGGGTGAACAGGACGAGGTCCTCGCCGACGACTCGGGTGTCGACACCGGCGAGCCGGAACGACGAGTCGTACACCATCACCTCCGGGAATCCGAGGCGGTCCTGCACCGCGTTGACGTCGCCGAGGCTGAGTCGCGGCGGGGTGACGCCACCGACCGACGCGAGCGCCTGGTACTTCGCGTTCGCGGCGAGGGAGCGGGCCGTCTTCCTGCTGACGATCATGTAGCCGCCGTAGTCGAGGTTCTCGGCGGCGTCGAGGAAGTTGCCGATGTCGGTCGGGATGTCGGTCGTGGTCGTGTGCCACGACACCGCCGCGGTGGCGTCGTTGTCGGCGTCGAGCCCGAAGTCGTAGGACAGGTCGAGGCCACCGTCGGTGATCGTGAGGATCGCGTCGGAGAGGACGTCGCCGCGGGCGTACTCGGCCCGGATCCGGGCCGCACGCGCACCCTTCAGCGAGTCCGAGAAGATGATCTCCTCGATGACTGGTGTCATGTTGCCGCCGGTGCGGAGACCCTGGAGCTTGAGTCGGTCGTGTTCTCCGAGCCGGTACTTTTCGCCGACGGGGAGCATCTCCGCCGACTTGCGGACCAGCGAGTCACGGTCACCGATCGGGGTCTCAGCGTCGAACGCGCGGAACTGCGCGGCACTGTTGGTCTGCGTCACGACATCCCACACCGCGTCAATCGACGAGAACAGGCGGTCGGGGAGGATCATGTTGAGGCCGACCTTGGCGGGCTCAGGTGCCTCACGCACGTACGCGGTGAGGACGGCGGGGTCAGCGAGGTCGTAGATGATGGGCATGGTTCAGGGCCTCTCAGACGAACCGGATACGGCCGGCGACGTCGGCTTGGCCGGCGGCGTCGACGGAGATGGGCAGGTTGGCGGTGACGACCTTGCCGTGGGTGAGCATGGCGGCGGCGCAGTCGATGGTCGTGGTCGCCGTGTCTGGCACGGCGACGGACCCGTACAAAAACCCGGCGAGTGTCTCGGAGCCGTCGGTCACGGCACCGCCACCAGCGGTCGTGGTCGCGATGACTGCGGTACCGGCGCCACCGGTCAGCGACCCGGCACCGGTCGTCATCGCGGGCACGTCGAGGCCGAGGTAGCGGCCCGCGAACGTGATCGTCCACGGGCCACCGGCCGACCCGGTGACGGTGACGTCACCGGGGTTGATGTTGGAAATCGCGTTGAGGGCGGCGAGCAGGACTGCGGCGGTCGCGGCTTCGGCGATCGCGGCGGTCGTCTGTCCGTCGAACGTGAGCGTGAACGTGCCGCCGGTGGCGTCGACGGTGAGCGTCTGCACCTCGCCGGGCGAGGCGCCGTACGGCCCGTACTTGCCGGACGTGGTGATCTTGCCGAGCGGGAGCCCGGACAGGAACACACCGGACACGTAGTGGGTGTTGGCCGTGAAGGCGGACACGTCGAGCGTGATCGACTCGGTGGAGTCGGTGCCGTGGCTGGAACCGAGCCACGAGTCCTTGCCCGAGACGAGGCTGGTGGAGATGACGAGGGACATGATGGGCGCCTCCTAGGCGGCGGTCGTGTCTGAGCGGGGCGTGATCCCGTTGGCCCGGAGTCGGGCCAACGCGATGTCGCGGGGGTTGGTGGGGGCCTGCCCGCCCTTCGGTGGGGC